AATATCGCTTACTTTGAGACCGCAACAATCCAAGAATTTACAGAAGGCCAATCCGTAATTATTACTGGCTGCGGAGCTCCTTTCAATGGCACTCACACAGTAACCGATGACGAAATCTCAGATTATGTATTTACAGTCGCAATCACCAATGCAGACATATTGGAAAAAAATATCATCCCAGCAGGAAACGCTGCGCTATCTGGATTATCGACCTATGTCGGAAACCCAAATGCTGAAGCTGCTATTTTGGCTATCTCCGTTGAAATCTTCCAATCCAGAACCGCAGCTGGTGGATCAATCGAAGGCGTAGATTTTGCAGTTACCCCTTACCGCCTATCTAAGAATTTACTTGCCAAAGTAACTGGCTTACTTGGCCCATATCTTGATGTTGAAACTATGGTGGGATAATGCCTGCCTCAACAATTGCCACAGATGTTAGAGGAGCTATTAAAACAGCCCTAGCAGCCTGCACCGCCAATATTTACGACTCAGTTCCAGAAGCGCCTATAGTTCCAGCAATAGTCATAGTTCCAGATTCACCATATATGGAATTGGAACTAATTGGCAAATCTACTACTAGAGTTAAATTGAATTACACCATAACGGCTTGCGTTGCGTATTTCAGCAATGCCGCTGCTCTGGATAACCTAGAGCAATTAGTCATTAGTATTCTTGGAGAGCTAGATGCTTCCAAGTATGAGTTATCTACAGTCGAAAGACCATCGGTAACTGAAGTTGGAACTACTACCCTGCTAGTTTCAGATATTCGCTTGAGCGTCCGCTACGAGCAAACCGCATAGGAGACCCAAATGCCAACAACAGTAATAACTGGGCGCGATGTGACCTTCACACTCGATGCAGCCGATTATGACGCCCAGACGACCAGCGCCGTTCTAAGCTGCGAGACAATCATTGAGACTTATCAAACTCTCGATGGTCGCGCATATAAGTCCGTTGATAAGCAATGGACATTCACAATTGAACTATTGCAAGATTGGGGAGCTACCAGCTCTCTATTCGAAGCAATGTGGGCAGATGCTGAATCAGCACCTAACACCACACTCGCAGTTTCATTCACAGCCGTAACTGGCGCAGTATTTGCTTTCAATGTATTGCCAATCTTCCCAACTGCAGGGGGCGCAGCACCAGGAGCGCTGACTGATACTTGGACGATGACAGTCGTTGGAACACCAACAGAGACCTTCAGCTAAGAGATCGGAGCATCGGGAGCTATGAAATTACCAATAACAATTGAATATAACTCAGGCGAAAGTGCAACTTATATTGCGCAACCGCCTGAGTGGGCTAAATGGGAAAAGGCAACTGGTCATTCACTTGCAAAAGCCCAGGAAGTCATTGGCATTTGGGATTTGATGTTTTTGGCATATAACGCGCATAAGCGCGAAAGTGCCGGAAAGCCAGTCAAGTCATTTGAGATTTGGATGGAAACAGTCGCAGATGTTTCAACTGGAGCATCTGACCCAAAAGCCACACCCCAGGAAGCATAAGGCGGACTCTGGTTGAGTTAGCAATCGAAACCGGAATTCCGATGCAATACTGGGATGATGCAGACGACATTGCAACAGCCGCAGAGATATTGGAGATGAGAAATGGCAGAGGAAGGGCTGACTTATGACAAAGCCCAACTTAATCAACTCATCAGAGCCTTCAAAGCGATGGATGATGAGGCTGCAAAAGTGGCTGCTGAAACTGGTTTTGAATTCAGCAATTGGGTCGCTGCCGAAATCCAAAAAACCGCTTACAGTCGTTATGTCAATCCCACAGCAGTCCGCCGCATTGTGGATGGAAAATCCATATCGCGCACCTCAAAAGTTGGGCAAATCTCCTATGGTTTTGCTCGTCAGCGTTTTTCAGGCGGAGGCACAACTCGATCTCTCTGGGCTGGCTTTGAATTCGGCTCAAAGCGTTTCAAACAGTTTCCTAGTTATTCAGGTCGGTATGGCAGGGGTGGGCGCGGATGGTTTATCTTCCCGACACTTCGCAGACTTCAGCCTCAATTAGTGAGAAAATGGGAACAGAAATTTGATCAAATTCTTATACCCTGGAAAAGAGGTTATTGATGGCTGGAGATAGAACGCTCAAACTTCAACTCCTCGCGGATACCAAAAACCTAATTGATGGCCTTAATAAAGGCAAAAAAGAATCTGAAACTTTTGGCGACAAAATTGATGCAATCAATAAAAAAGTCGGGCTGGCTTTTGCTGCGATGGGTGCTGCTGCAACAGCAATGGCACTTAAATTCACAAAAGATGCTATTGGCGCAGCTTCTGATCTTGAAGAAACAATCTCAAAGGTTGGGGTTATCTTTGGCGATACTGCCGGAGAGATTGATAAATTTGCCAGCACTGCTGCAACAAGGTTGGGGCAATCCAAAACGCAAGCGTTGGATGCAGCCGCAAACTTTGCAATCTTTGGCAAGGCTGCTGGGTTATCCGGTCAAGCTCTTGTTGATTTTTCGGTCAATTTTGTTGCTCTTGCATCTGATCTTGCATCGTTTAACAACACAACTCCCGAAGATGCAATTATGGCAATCGGCGCAGCTCTCCGAGGTGAAGCCGAGCCTCTTCGCAGATATGGTGTTTTGCTCAATGATGCAACGCTCAAAGCGGCTGCAATGGAATTGGGCATTTATGCAGGAAATGGTGCATTAACAGCACAGCAAAAAATTCTCGCTGCACAAAAGGTTATTCTTGAACAGACTGGTTTAGCTCAGGGAGATTTTGAGCGCACTTCTGATGGCTTAGCAAACTCGCAACGCCAAATCACAGCAGCAGTGGCTGATGCCCAAGTTGAATTAGGCCAAGCTCTTTTGCCAGTGATGTTGCAACTGGCAACCTTTACCGAACAGACACTTGTTCCAGCTCTCAGTTCATTCATTGCTGGTCTTACCGGCAAAGGTGGATTGAAAGACGGATTGACTGAAACTCAGAAATCTGCTGAGGCCTGGGGTAAGCGAGTCAGCACAGTCATCGGGGTCATTGTTGAATTGAAAGATGTTGCTCTTGTCACTGCTGGAGTTCTGACAACAATGTTTGTTGTGAGTAAGATTCAAGCAGCAGTCGTTTTGGTAATCAATCTGATTAAAGGTTTAGTCGCCGCGTATAACGCATTAAGGGTGAGCGCGATGGCTGCCGGTATTGCGGTTGCTTTTGCGGCTAATCCGGTTCTTGGTATCGCTGCCGGAACCGCCGCAATTGCTGGGATGGGTTTATTAATTCAACAATTAAACAAACAAAGTGCATCCATTGGAGGCGGACTAACAGGCGCGCAAACGCAAGAAGATTACAATGCATTGGCTGGGGTTCGCACTCCCTTTGCTGGTGTTACAACTTCTGCTTCAACCGGAGGCGGTATTTCAACTGGTGGAGCGACCACATTCCCAACTGCCACAGGTAGCAAAATCACTACAAATGTCAAGCCTGCTCCAACACTAATTGAGCAAGTAAGTGAGGAGCAATTCCTTAAAAGAACAGTTGGAACCGGCAACCAAGATGTAGCTGCATTCAGAATGGGTGAAAATGCTGGCATCACAATTAATGTTAATGCCCCATCAGCCATAGATGAAGAAGGATTTACCCGAGCAGTTATCTTGGCCCTTAATAACTCCACTAATCGCGGAACTGGTGGCGGTGGAAGTCTAAGGACTTCGGCTCAAATCCTATGACCCTCTGGACTCCCGATTGGCGAATCAAAGTCAATGGCACAGAACTAACCTCAGTTACTTTAAGCAATTTAACTATTACCTCTGGCCGTCAAGATATTAACTCACCCACTTCTGCAGGGTATTGCTCGGTTGAGGTTATAAATACCGATGGCACTAATTACTCATTCACAATTAATACTGCAGTTACAATTGAAATTAAAGATACTAGTGGAAATTATATATCTCTCTTTGGCGGTAGAGTTTCAGACTTACGCCAAACAGTAAGAAGCGCTGGATCAAGTGCAGTTATAACTAGTCTTCGCATCACTGCCATTGGATCGCTTTCAAAATTACAAAGAGCTATTTTTGATGGCAATTTGGCTGAAGGGCTAGATGGCGCTCAGATATTAGATTTGCTAGATGATTTGCTTTTAGGCTCTTGGAATGAACTTTCACCAGCTCAAACTTGGGCAACTTACAATGCCACCGAAACTTGGGCTCAGGCTGGCAATATCGGTCTTGGAGAAATTGATGCTGGCGAATATACGATGGTTAGCCGCCAAATTACCGATAGCATAATTGCCCCAATAGCCAATCAAATTGCCAATTCAGCTTTGGGTTATCTTTATGAAGATGCTAATGGTCTTATTGGATATGCAGACGCAAGTCATCGTCAGGATTATCTAATTGCCAATGGCTATACAGATTTAGACGCTTCTCAGGCCATCGCTTCTGGCATCGGCATAATTCAGCGTCAGGGCGATTTAGCCAACAAAATTATTATGGATTATGGCAACAATTTTAATAGCTCCTATACTGCTGAAGACACAACTTCTCAAGCAAGTTTTGGCTTATTTGCCGAGCAATTTAACAGTTATCTAAAAAACGCGGCCGATGTTGAAGATGTAGCAGATCGCCTAATTCAGCTTAGAGCCTACCCGAGAAATACTTTCCAATCCATTACTTTTCCACTTCAATCCCCTGAAATCGATAATGCTGATAGAGATGCCCTATTGAATATTTTTATGGGTCAGCCAGTCAGAATTACCAATCTGCCCCTTAATATCCTAGGTGGCGAATTTACTGGCTTTATTGAGGGCTGGACTTTCAACGCTTCCGTTTCAGGTCTTTCAATTACCTTCTTAGCTACCCCAACAGAGTTCTCGGCCTTTGCCCAACAATGGGCTCAAGTCAATGCGGCTGAAAGCTGGAATAGTGTTCTTAATACGCTAGAATGGCAAGACGCGATAGGAGTTATAAGCTAAATGGCTAATACGACCAATTTCAACTGGGAAACGCCAGATGACACAGATTTAGTTAAAGATGGCGCAGCTGCCATTAGAACCCTTGGCAATTCTATAGATACTTCATTTGTCGATCTTAAGGGTGGCACTACAGGACAAATTTTAAGCAAAGCTTCTAATACCGATTTAGATTATACTTGGATAGCCAATGATCAAGGCGATATAACTGAAGTCCAAGCTGGAACTGGTATTTCCGTAGCTTCGGGAACTGGCCCAATCCCAGTTGTATCTTTTGATTACCGAGCAGGTTCAGCAGTAACGCTAAATGCACAAACGGCTACCTACACAGTAGTTTTGACGGATGCAGATCAAAAACTTGTAACTATGTCGGTTGCTGGTGCTAATGATTTTCAAATCCCAACAAATGCCAGCGTTGCTTTTCCAATTGGAACTGTTATTAATGTGATTCAAATTGGTGCAGGACAAACTACAATTAAGGCAGTTACTTCAGGCACTACTACAATTTC